TATGAAAATTTTAATATAGCATTTATAGTTAACAAACATTATCCTGATATTAGAAAAATACTTAACACTTGTCAAGTAAATACTGTTGATGGTGAGTTAGTAATTGATACTTCTGTTTTAACCTCAAGTAACTATAAAGATGCTATTTTAAAAGAACTTAAAACGCCATCTAAAAACAGCTTCAAAAACATCAGACAAATACTTGCAGATAGTAATTTGGATGATTTTGAAGAAATTTATAGATTCCTATATGATAATTTAGATGAATACACAAAAGATGATGCTAAACAAGCAATAATCATCATTGAAATAGAAAACTATATGTACCATGCCAATTTTAGAATTGATAAGGAAATTTCAATTATGGCTTTAATTAGTAAAATTTTACAAACAATATAATAAAATGAACCAAACAGAAAAACCACTTAATGTTAACATTGACATTAAATCATCTACTCCGCTTATTTCACCTGATGGTAATCATGTGTTTGCTGAGGGAGTAATTATTCGTAAAGTATCTAAATTTGTAGCGGGTACTGCTGAAGACGCTATTATCCCTATCCCTGTTATGTATGATGTAAAGACAGGTAAGATTTTAGTAGAATTATTGCCCAAAGATATTCGTGACGAATATGCAAATATTTGATTGGCTTAAACAAATTACTTACGAAAAACAATCTTGGGACTCATTTACTGAGGAAGATAAAACATCATTTAACCCATATATGGTGCATCGCTTCCTCAGTATGAATCCTGAGTATATTGAGTTTGTAAATCTAATTCAAAATATTCCCTATACTGAAAAGGAAAAGATATATAAACTATATTTATATATGATTCCAAAGAAAAACATGTTTTTAAAATATATTAAATCAACAAAAACCAAAACTAGAGAGGAGCTATTACAACATTTAGCTTCTTATTATGAGTGTTCTTTACGTGAAGCAGATGAATACTATCATATGCTTCATAATGATACTATTAAAGGTATTTTAAAGAAAAGAGGTGTTGAAGATAAAGAAATTAAAAAGTTATTAAAATGAAACTAGACAGTATTGTAACATCAGTCATAAAACAATTTGAAGATCGTAGTATTAAAGGTAAAAAAAAATACGGTACTGATTTAGATAGGGAAGATTTAGCCTTAATAGATTGGATAGAGCATGCTAAACAAGAGCATATGGATGCTATTTTATACCTAGAAAAGATTAAACAACAATACCTTAAAGAAACTGAATTGTGAAAATACCATCTATAGTAAAAGCAATTCAAAAACAGCCTATACAAGAAATAAACTATGCACTCCATAAAACAATTTCTTATAGCCAGTTCTCTATATACCATGAGTGTCCTCACAAATGGAAACTACAATACAAGGATGGTTTACAAGAATATTCATCTACTATCCATACTGTTTTCGGAACCGCTATGCATAGTGCCATTCAGCATTATCTCACTTTAGCATATAATGAAAGTGCTGCTGCAGCTGATAGATTTGATCTAGAAACGTTTTTTGAAGACGAGTTTAGAAAAACATATCTAGAAGAATATAAAGCAAATAAAAATACTCACTTTACTAGTGCAGTTGAAATGAGAGAATTTTTTGATGATGGTGTAGCTATTTTAAATTACTTTAAGAAAAAGCGAGGTAATTACTTTAGTAAACGTGGATGGTATTTAGTTGCTTGTGAGTTACCTATTGTTATAACGCCTAATAACGCGTTTAAAAACGTTTTATACAAGGGTTATATCGATCTTGTAATGTATCATGAGCCTACAAATACCTTTAAAATATACGACTTTAAAACATCAACTCGAGGCTGGAATGAGGAGGCTAAAAAAGATGAGCGCAAACAATTTCAATTATTATTTTATAAAAAATACTTTGGAGAACAATATGGTGTTCCTGAAGATAATGTTGATGTTGAGTTTATTATTTTAAAGAGAAAAATATGGGAGGAAAGTGAATATCCTCAAAGTCGAATTCAAGAATTTGCTCCCCCAAGTGGTAAAATTAAAATGAAAAAAGCATTAACTGCTATAAATAATTTTATAAATGAATGTTTTGATATAGACGGAACATACAAAAACACGTTACATCTTGCAACACCAAGCAAAACTTGTCAATGGTGTCCTTTTAATGAAAGGAAAGATCTTTGTAACAAATAGTGTTTTTGTATATATTTATATACATAAATGATGTTATGAATAAAAAGGATATGACACTAACAAGCGTTAAAGTTCAAAGCGACTTGTTTGAAGATTTTAAATTAGAATGTGTTAAACGAAAATTTTCTTTACAAAAGCTTGTAGACAGAGCAGTCCATTTGTATCTTACATCAGATGAATTTAGAAAATCAATTCACAATCACAATAATTTAAATCGATAAAAGTTTTATGAATCAAAGTTTTGCATATTTACCTCAAAATGAGAGGAAAAAAATACTTTTGATTTGTGACGACATTAGGGTACACTCAGGTGTAGCAACTGTTGCTCGCGAATTAGTATTAAATACAGCCCAACATTTTAATTGGGTTAATATTGGGGGCGCCATCAACCACCCAGAACAAGGTAAACGACTAGATTTATCCTCCGATACTAATAATAACACTGGTTTAACTGACAGTTCAGTTATCTTGTATCCAAGTAGTGGATATGGAGATGCTAAACTAGTCCGACAACTTATTCAAATTGAAAAGCCAGATGCTATTTTCTTAATTACTGATCCAAGGTATTTTATTTGGTTGTTCCAAATTGAAAATGAGATTAGAAAGAAAATGCCTATTATTTATCTTAATATTTGGGATGACTATCCTGCTCCGATGTATAATAGATCTTATTATGAATCATGTGATGCTCTGTTAGCTATCTCTAAACAAACTAAAAATATTAATACTTTAGTACTAGGTGATAAAGCTAAAAAGAAAATTATTGAGTATGTACCTCATGGTTTAAATGAAAATATTTTTAAACCACTTGATATTAATACTCCTGAGTTAAAGGAATTTAGAAAGAAATTGTTTGGAGGTAAAGAAATTGATTTTGCTTTATTCTTTAACTCTCGAAATATCCGACGCAAGCAAATCCCAGATACAATGGTGGCTTATAAGTTATTTATTGATGAATTACCTGAGGAACAAGCAAAGCGCTGTGCATTTGTGTTACATACCCAAATAGTAGATGATAATGGTACTGACTTAGAAGCAGTAAGGGAATTATTATTTGGTAATGATCCAAAGTATAACATTATCTTTTCACCCCACATGCTCCCAGCTGACCAAATGAATCTGCTTTATAATAGCACAGATTGCCAGATCTTATTAACTAATAATGAAGGTTGGGGATTAAGTTTAACTGAAGCTATTTTAACAGGAAATCCAATTATTGCTAATGTTACTGGTGGAATGCAGGATCAAATGCGCTTTAGTAAAAAAGGCAAATGGATCGATTTTGATTCTAAATTTCCCTCAAACCATAACGGCACCATTAAAGAACATGGTGAATGGGCTTTCCCAGTCTACCCATCTAATCGCTCAATTCAAGGTTCACCATTGACTCCTTATATTTGGGATGATAGATGTAATGCAGAAGACGCAGCTAAACAAATTAAAGCTGTTTATAATTTACCTAAAGAAGAAAGAAAAGCATTAGGCTTAAAGGGTCGTGAGTGGGCTTTATCAGATGAAGCAGGATTTACAGCTTCAAATATGGGTAAAAAAGTTATTACAACTTTAGATAAATTATTTAAAACTTGGAAACCAAGAGAAAAATATGAGTTAGTAAACGCTAATGAAATCAAACCCAAAACAGTACCTCACGAATTAGTTTATTAATACCAAAAGTTATATGAAACCATTATTTTTTATCTCATGTCCTATTGACACTTATAGTGGATATGGAGCACGTTCTCGAGATCTAGTTAAAGCAATTATTGAACTAGATAAGTATGATGTTAAAATCCTTCCTCAAATGTGGGGTAATACTCCTTGGGGTTTTATTGAAGATAACCCTGAATGGGGATTTTTAATTCCTCATTTGTGGGCCCAGCCCCAACTCCCAAAACAACCAGAGGTATGGATGCAGATTACTATTCCAAGTGAATTTCAACCAATTGGTAAATACAATATTGGAGTAACAGCAGGCATTGAAACAACATTATCACCCGGTGATTGGATTGAAGGTATTAATAGAATGAATTTAACATTGACTTCTTCTGAACATTCAAAAGATACTTTTGTTAAAACTGTACTCCAAAAAATGAATCAACAAACTAATCAAATGATTAGTGAAATAAAAGTTGAAAAACCAATTGAAGTACTATTTGAAGGAGCAAATACTGATGTTTATAAGTCACTTGACGTGGTAGAATCATTTCCTGAGTTAGTAAACATTAAAGAAAAGTTTTGTTATTTGTTTGTAGGCCATTGGATTAATGGTGATTTAGGTGAAGACAGAAAAAATGTTGGTTTACTAGTCAAGGCATTCTATGAAACCTTTAAAAATAAAAAACAAAAACCAGCACTTGTTTTAAAAACATCTCAAGTAGGTTCTTCATATATTGATAGAGATGAAATTTTAAAGCGAATTAACATAATTAAAAAAACAGTTAATTCAAAAGATTTACCTAACATTTATTTGTTACATGGTGAATTTACTGACTCTGAGATGAATGAGCTATACAATCACTCTAAAATTAAAGCTATGATTAGTTTAACTAAAGGTGAAGGATTTGGTCGCCCACTACTTGAATTTAGCCTAACTAAAAAACCAATTATTGCTACTGATTGGAGTGGCCATAAAGATTTTTTAGATACCAAGTTCACTACATTACTCCCAGGTACTATGACTAATGTTCACCCAAGTGCTGCTAATAATTGGTTACTTAAAGAATCCCAATGGTTTTCAGTTGATGCCGGTCATGTAGGTCATCATTTAAAAAATATGTTTGAAAATTATAAAACATATGTTGATGGAGCTAAGCGCCAAGCATATAAAAGTAAAAATGAATTTAGTTGGGATAAAATGAAAGATAAATTAGATCAATTGTTTACTCAATACATTCCTGAGTTTCCAAAACAAATCCAACTTCAACTTCCTAAGCTAAATAAAATTGAATTACCAAAACTTAAAAAAATAGAAGAAAATGTCGCAGGATAAAATTATTACATGCCCTAAATCAGGAGGTGATTTATGCTATGAAACACAGGTAACACCTGAGATTACAAACTGGATGTCTTTATCTTGCGGTTATTGGACTAATAGTTTAATGACTAAAGGAAGTGATTTTTATAACGAACAGATGGAAGTACTTCCTGAGTTATATAAAGATTTAGCTTGGGAAGATCCTAATACTAATTTAATTTGGTTACCTCAAACAATTAACCATCCAACTCAAGGTATGGTATTTGCTAATGGAGCATCATCTGATAATTGGGCTTGGGCTGCTGTTAAAGCCACCCCAATCAAAGATGAAGACAAAGAAAAATACCCAATCCCCAAACAACCAGGTAAATTCTATGAATATAAAATGGATATGGAAACTCTTCAACATTTTAATGAAAGAGAATTTATTGATGCTTTAGAATATGTTGGTTTATTAGGATAATTTTATTATATTAGAGTTATATGAAAATTAGTTATGCAGTTACAGTTTGTAATGAATTGGAAGAAATCAAACGTCTAATTAGTTTTCTCCATCAACACAAACGTCCTAAAGATGAAATTTGTGTTTTATTAGATAAACCAAAAGCCTCCCCAGAGTTATTATACCAATTAAGTGTATATTCTTCTGAAGGTTTTATTGTCTTAACAGAAAGTGAATTTAAAGGACATTTTGCTGATTGGAAAAACCAATTAATGGATCTATGTTCTGGTGATTATATTTTCCAAATTGATGCGGATGAATTACCTAATAAATACTTAATTGAGTCACTACCTGAAATATTAGAAACTAATTCAAGTGTAGAAGCATATGTTGTTCCGAGAGTTAACACTGTAGAAGGTTTAACTCAGGAACATGTTGCTAAATGGAAATGGCATGTCAATGAAAATGGATGGGTTAATTGGCCTGATTATCAGTGGAGAATATACAAAAACACTCCTGATATTAAATGGAAAAATAAAGTCCATGAAGTAATAGAAGGCTATAAAACCATGGCTCAATTACCAGCATATGAAGATTTAGCTCTGTATCATCCTAAAACAATACAGCGTCAAGAAAAACAAAACAGTTATTATAATACTTTATGAGTAAAAAGAAAATATTAATTTTTGCTTCTAGTGAAAGAAGTACTTTAGAATTAATAAATGTAGTTAAAGAAATTAAAAAAAGAAATCATGACTTTTTCTTTTTATACTCTAATCATATTGACACTCAGTACCCAGCATACTCAATAAATAATTTTGTTTATGATACAAATGTAGAAAATTTTACTTCAACATATGTGGCTAAAACACTAGGAAATATAACTTTGCCCTTTATACCTGATGTATTATTAGTAAGTAGAGAAAACTGGGAACCTGAAAAAAGTATATTTATAGAATTTAAACAGTTAGGTACATTAATATGTTGTGTAGAAAATTCAAGTTGGCTTTATTCTGAGATAGATTCTAAATTAGAGTTATGTAGTAGAAAGAATTTTCCTACAAATCTAATAGATATGTTTTTTGATCATAGTGATTGGACATTTGAAACTAAAGAATTAGCTAGTTGGGTTACTCATAAAACTAAAATAGTAGGAATACCTAAGTATGATAATTTAATAGAAGTTGAACCTTATAATAAAACTAAACCCATTATTATAATTTATGGTTCTATGAACCAGTTTATGCACAAAAACATACTTCAAAAAACTAAAAATATAGTTAAAAATCTTAAAAATCAATATGAAATATTTTATAAACCTCACCCTGT